CTAGGTTTATCTTTTGGAATTAAATTAGATGCAGGAACTACACAGAGACTAGCAATGACAATTAGAGATAACACAGGAGCATCTGCACAAGTCTTTAATGTTATAGCATACGGTTTTGAAAGATTTAAATAGATGGCAGACGAAAGCATAGCATTAAAGTTTATATTAGACGCAGATAAAGCAAATCTATCTTTAGGGGAACTAGAGAAAGGATACGATGCTTTAAAAGAGCAGATAAAGAAAACTGATAGAAGTACAGCAGAAGGTAAAGCAGCTTTTAAAGAACTATCTACACAGTTAGCTGAAACAGGCAGAGAAGTTAAGAATATAGAACTATCTTTTGAAGCACTTGACAATGAACAGGTAGCAAGTGAATTAGGAAGTGTAGCAGGAGCAGTAGGTGATGTAACTGCATCTATGGTTTTACTAGGTGGAGAGAATGAGACTATGGAGCAGATGGCAGCCTCTATTGAGAAAGCTATGGCTATTTCTATGGGGTTCAAAGGTGCTATTGAAGGTGTATCTTCAGGAATGAAGTTGTACAACAATCTCTTAAAGACTGGTAAACTTCAAACCATACTATATAGTACTGCTACAAAGATAGCAGGTGTAGCTACAAAAGTGTTTAATGCTATATTAAAAGCTAATCCTATAATGTTGGTAGTTACTGCTATTATTGCAGCAGTTGCAGCATATAAATCTTTAACATCAGAAACTAAATCAGCAACCTTTGCACAGAAGGCTTATAGTGATGCTAGTAAAGAAGCAACAAAGAGTACTGTAAAAGAGAAGAGGGAGTTAGAGAAATTAGTAGAAACTGCTAAGAATGAGAATTTAAGTAAATCTCAAAGAGTAGAGGCTATACAAAAACTTAATGAATTAAGTCCTGAGTACTTAGGTAACATCACACTAGAGACTATAAACACTAAAGAAGCACAATCTGCTTTAGATGGGTATGTAGATAGTCTAGAGAGAAAAGCTAGGGCACAGGCATTAGAGAATAAACTATTAGAAGAGCAACAGAAAAAAATAGACATAGAATTAAAGACTGCTGATGAAAGAGGAAATTGGTTAAGCACTTTGATTGAGTATAGTGGTAACGTAGCAGGAGCACAAGCACACGCAAACCAAACAGATAAGGAGTCTATAAAGATAACAGAGGACAAGATCGATGCTATAAAGAAATTAATAAAAGCAGAAGATGAGGCTATAGAATCTCACAACCTTTTAAACGCTGCTAGAAGCATTGGTATAGACACAGATAAAGCAGCAAAGACTGCAATAGATAATAAAGCAGCAGCAGCAAAAGCAGCAGATGATGCAGAGAAAGCTAGGCTAGAAGATATAAAGAATAGGAAGGATATTGAACTTGTAGCAACAAAAGAGTTTAATGAGGAGATGTACGTAGAGGAAGAGGCTAAGACATTTAACCTTATGAACTATGTAATGCAGTTAACTGATGCTAAGACAGAAGCACATGAGAAAACCATGGAGCAGATAGCAGCAGAGAAAGAAGCTAGAAGAGAGGCTATAGCGAATGGATTAAATCAAGCTGCATCTTTTACTGATTCTTTAAGTAGTATGTCAACTTCTTTAATGAATATGCAAATAGCTAATGCAGGAAACAATGAGAAGAAGATAGAGGAAATAAGAAGGAAAGGATTTGAAAGAGACAAGAAATTAAATATGGCAAAAGCTGCAATCGCAGGAGCGCAAGCAGTTATGCAAGCGTTAGCAGGTTCTCCACCACCTATGAACTTTATACTAGCAGCAGGAGTAGGAACAGCAGCAGCGATACAGATAGCAGCAATATCAAAGCAGAAGTATAATGGAGGTAGTGCAGGAGTAACTACACCATCAGGTGGCTTATCTTCTGCTAGTGCAGGTGGTGCAGCAGCAGGAAGTGGTGGAGCACAAATAGATGCAGTATCTAATACCTCAACAATTCTAGGAGACCAAAAAGTATTTGTTACAGAGACAGATATAACAGAAACACAAAATAATGTAAATGTAATAGAGCAATCTGCTACATTTTAAATAATAGATTATGGATAAAATAGATGTATTTGAATTAGTAATAGATACTGATGATGAAAGCGGAGTAACAGCAATAGCTTTAGTAGATCAACCTGCGATAGAATCAAACTGGATGGCTTTTAGTAAACAATCAGAATATAAGTTTGCTGTAAAGGATGAAGAGAAAAGAATTATAGAAGGCTACTTTATGATAGCTGATTTGCTTATTCCTAGAATTGGAGAGAATGGAGAAAAGTTCTTTGTAAAGTTTACTGCTAAGACTATTGAAGCGATTAGAGAGAAACAATCTAAAAACGGATTAACTAACAACTTTAACTTAATGCACGATCCTAGACAGATAGCAGAGGGTGTATTTATGTTAGATAACCTAATTATAGATAACGAAAGAGGAAAGGTAGCACCTAAAGAATTTGAGAAAGTTCCTAATGGTTCTCTATGGGGTTCAGCTAAAGTAGATAATGATGAAATATGGGAACAAGTAAAGGATGGTACTTTTAAGGGGTTCTCTGTAGAAGGTATGTTTAAGCAATTAAAACCAGTACCAACTTCTGAAAAAGTTATAGAGCAAATTAGAGAAGCAGTACAGGAATTTGAAAAAAGTGCATATGATAGTTTACAAGTAAATAATAAACAAACAATAAATAACATGAGTCTAGAAGTAATTGAAAAATTAAAAGGGATTCTTTTTAACGAAGAGAAAGAGGAAGTAGTAGATACTCCTGAAGTAGTTAAAGAGGAGAAATTTGTTTCTGCTGAGTTAGCAGATGGAACTATGATTAACATAGAGCCAGGAATTGAAGAAGGTGCAGCAGTATCTATCGAAGTAGAAGGAGAAGTTAATCCATTACCTGATGGAGATTATCCATTAGCAGACGGTGTAGTTATCGTAGTAAGTGGTGGAGTTATCGCATCTGTTAAACCTGTAGAGGAAGAAGAAGCACCTGAAGACATGGAGAAAGAAGTTGTAGAAACTAAAGAAACTCCTACAGAAGCTAAGATTAGAAAAATCATTGAATCAGTTGAAACAGTATTTTCTAAAATTGAATCTTTGGAAAAAGAGAATGAAGACCTAAAAGAATCTTTTGCTAAATACAAAGAGCAAGAAGATATTAAAGAAAAAGCAATGTTCGAGGCTGTAAGTGAATTAGCACAAGAGCCAAGTGCAGAACCAGTAAAGAAAAAGAAAAGCGGTTTTATGACTGCAAAACCAAAATCTTTTGTAGAAAGACTAGCAGAAGAAAGAAAAGCAAAACAAAATAAATAATAAATAGATATGGTAACAGGTTTAACAGCCTATGTAGAAGAAAATAAGTTAGAGATGTTACAAGCTGCAATAGCAGGTAACAAAACAGCGGACTTAATCCAAATGAGAACAGGAATTAAAGAAACATCTAAATTCCCTGTATTATTAACAGCAGTAACTTTAGCCGATGACGGTTGTACTAGAACTGCTACAGATCCAACAACTATCACTCAAGTATCTTTGACAGTTGGAGATATTGCTGTTTTTGAGGATATTTGCATTAAGACTTTAAAGTCTTACTACTTATCAACTCAAATGAAGAATGGATCTTGGGATGAGGTAGAAAACCCATTCGAACAAGCATACTTTGAAAACAAAACTGCACAGTTATCTAAAGTGCTGGAAATCAGCGACTGGCAGGGAGATATTTTGAGTGGCTCGAACAACCTTTCTTACTATGATGGTCTTATTAAGTTGATTGATGCAGGAAGTCCAGTAGATGGTAACCCTAACTCTGAAACAGCAATTACTGCTGCAAACGTAATGAGTATCTTTTGGGATATGTACGGAGTTATTCCAGAGCAAGTACGTTCTAAAGATGATTTAATTCTTTTCTGTGGAATGGATACATTTGCACTTTATGAAAGAGCAATGTACGAAGCTAACTTCTTTAACTATGCTAACGCTGAAACTGTAGGTTCTTCTCCATTGTTTGGAGCATCAGGAATTAGAGTTGAAGCAGTACATGGTTTAACAGGAACTACTAGATGTTTCATTGCATCAGCTTCTAACTTGTTTATCGGTTGTGATATGGAGAACGAAGAAGAAGATATTAGATTGTATGAAAACCCTTCTACTACTTCTTTAGAGTACAGTATTAGGCTGAAAAGAGGAACTGCTGTAGGTATTACAGAAGAAGTAGTTGAGTTCTCAGTATAAGAGTAGAATAATTTAACATTGAAAGGAGGTGGGTAAAATTGCCTTACCTCCTTTTTTAATATATAAAAAGAAATGAGTACAATAAACACATATAACGACATCTTCAGAAGAGATACTTTAGAAGATAAGTTTAACGAAATAGATGATACTATTTATACAGCAGAGGTTGCTATTAGTTCAGCAGAGATTGTAGGAACAGATGCAGGTGACTTAGGTCATGCAGGTGGTGTAGAATTAGTAGCAGCACCTGGAGCAGGTAAAGTATTACAATTTGTAGATGCAGTTATTATCTATGATTATGATACAGCAGCTTATACAGGTGGAGCAGGAGATGATTTAACTATTTACATTAATAGTGTAGCAGTTAGTCCTGCAATCGCTACAGCAGACTTAATTACTAAAGCAGGAGATACTGTAATAGCATTAAATGCTTTAAGTGCAGCAGATCATGTATTAGGAGTTAACTCTAATATTAACCTAGCTTGTACAGCGGTTACACAACCAGGAACAGCAGCAGGTGTAATTAGAGCAAAGGTTACTTATAGAGTTATTACAACAGGATTATAAACTTTAAAAATTAATTAATTATGGCGTGTGCATTAACACAAGGGAGAGCGATAGACTGTAGAAATTCCGTTGGAGGAATTGAAGCGGTTTATATTTCAGAGTTCTCAGATATAACGGTTACTACAGTTGCAGCAGGAGTTGTTACTGCATTGGCTCAAGCAGCAAAATCTTTCTATACTTATGAGTTAGAAAAAGAAAACGGTTCTTTAGTAGAGACTCACACAGGTTCTTTAGAGAATGGTTCAAACTTCTATGAGTCAGTATTAGAATTTAACACTAAAAACTTATCTGCATCAGAATCAGAAGAGTTAGCTTTGTTAGACCAAAACAGACTTTTCATTATCGTAAAAGATAATAATGGAGTTTATTGGACTATGGGAGCATACAAAGGAGCAGACAAGTTAGGAGGTACTTCTGTAACAGGAGCAGCTTTTGGAGATTTGAATGGATATACTTATACTATCACAGCGAAAGAAGGTGTAAGAATGCTAGAAGTTGACTCTGTAGTATTTGCAGGATTAACAGTAGCATAGTAGTTTTTTCATAATATAAGAAGAGGTAGTTATTAATTTAGCTACCTTTTTTTTGTTTATATATACAACTATTAAAATTTATTACAATAAATACCATGGAACTTAAAGATAATTTAAAGAAAGGCGGTACTGCTTATAGTAAGGTACTAGGTCATGTCAAAATAGAAAATGATCCTGCTAAATTTAGAATGTATAAAAAACTAGGTTTAGACGTTTTCAAAACTGATGAGGATTTTGCTAATGAAGCAGAAGATGCTAAAAATATTAAGGAGTTTGAAGATGCTAAGAAGCCTAAGAAAAAGAAAGTTAAGAAAACTGAAGAGTGATAAACTTAGTAGAAAATACTGCAACAAGTTTCGACCTGACACTATCAGAGAAAACAACTTTATCTACTCCGAAGTTTTTATTTCATTTTAAAAGCGTACAAGAAAAGAAAAGCTACTATACTATTATAGCAGATACTTCTAGTTATACACGTAGATACAATAGATTTAGTTTTACAGAAGGTGCAGATGATGCTTTAAATGGCAGTCTTATATTAGGTGCAGGAGGTCAGTATGAATACTTTGTTTATGAACAAGCATCTACAACTAATTTAGATCCTGCTAACTCTACTACTTTAGTAGAAAGTGGTTTTATGGTATTAGATAGAGGTAACACTACATACAATCAGCATACTATTTCAGAAGAGTACACTACACACCAAGTAACATAATGAAAAAAGATAATATATTAATATTTAATTTTGATGCTCATAAGCCTCCTGTGTTCAAAGAAGCTAAAGGTAAAGACTATGTTTTGTATGGTAGTGATAAAGAGTGGAAGAACAACTATCCAGGATACTTAATAGACCTATATAATAAGTCTCCTAAGCACAATGCTATTGTAAATAGCAAGGTTAATTACATTAGTGGTAGAGGATGGATAGTAGACGATACAGTAACTAAGCTAGAAGATAAAGTTAGACTTAGCCAATTCATTAATAACATAGGTCAGGAGTCAATGCATGAAGCTACTAAGAGACTATCTAAGGATGAGGTTTTATTTGGTGGTTTTGCTATGACTGTAGTAGTGAATAAAGACGGTAAAGGACTTACATTAGGGCACTTAGACTTTGGTAATATCAGAGTAGGAGTAGAGGAAGATACTTATTTTTATACCTGTGATTGGTCTGTAAAGAAGCCTGAGTTAAATGAAGACTATGATACTTTATCTTTATTCCCTTGGGATGATACAGCAGAGAAAGGAAAAACATACTTAATCTATTATAAGTCTTATAGACCTAATCTAAAAGAATATCCTTTACCTAGTTACTTAGGTGGTATTCCTTATGTAGAGTCTGATGGTTTAGTTTCTAACTTTGTGCTTAACAATACCAAAAGCGGATTCGTTGGCGGAACGGTTTGGAATTTTCATAATGGAGAACCTACTGAAGATGCTAAAAACTACATAGAGCAACAGATTAAAAAGAGACATCATAATACTGATAATGCAGGACAGCCTCTAATGATATTTGATGATGGTGCAGATAAAGGTGTAGAGATTATTCCTATTGCTCCAAATGGACAAGATGAAAGATTCTTAGCTTTAAATGATCAAATACAACAGGAGATATTTACTTCACATTCTTTTAGCCCTAGATTAGCAGGTATTGCAAAGGATGGAGGATTAGCAAATAATGCTGATGAGTTAAGAGTGGAAACAGAGTTTATCTACAATTCTTATATAGAACCTAATCAAAGAATATACGAACAGTTATTTAACAAGTTTGCTGTTTACTTAGGTCTACCTACTGGATTAAAGATTGAAAGAATAGCACCTATTAAAGCTGAATTGTCAGAGCAAACTTTAGTAAGTGTATTAACTAGAGATGAGATTAGAGCATTAGCAGGATATAAGCCTTTAGAAGTTAAAGAAAGTTTCTCTTTTAGTGAAAATGAAGATATTTGGGTAGGTTTATCTACTATGGGATATGCAGATGAAGAACTAGAAGTAGTTAGCGAAGAGTATTGTGACTATAACCCTTTTGAATTTGCAGAAGTTGGTAGTATAGATTCTCAGATTATAAACATAGTTACAGAGTATCCTGAAATAGCTTTAGAAGAGATAGCTGCGCAAGTAGGAGAAACTCCTTCAGAGGTACAGACTAGAATTAACAGACTAGTAGCAGATGGTATATTAGATGTTACTAAAACGAAGATTAAGGTAACAGATAAAGGAGAGGATGAGGTAACGGAGTTAGAAACTGTATATAAATATGTAGAAAGACCTAATGCACCTGCTTTGAGAGGGGAAAGTAGAGAGTTCTGTAAAAATATGCTTAGAATCAATAGAAACTACACAGCACAACAGATACAGCAAATAAGTATAAGAGAATTTAGAAATGTATTTACTAAAAGAGGTGGATGGTATACAAATCCAACTACAGGAACAAAAACACCTTTCTGTAGACACATTTGGCAAGCAAAAACAGTTAAAAAATTAAGATAAAATGGCAATAGTACACAACGGAACTAAAGTAAGTTTAGCAGATTCACAACTACCTACAGGTTATACACTACCAACGGTAACAGAAGTAGATGCGGATTATGTAAGCGACTTAACTTTAAACGTATTAAAAAGCACAGTAGAGAATGCAACAGATGCAACTACTCTAACAAATATAATTAATGATGCTACTATAGGGATAGATAAGCAGATAGAAGATATATTAGCAGCAGACTTCTTAGCAAGTGCTACTGTAACTTCTCATGCTGATTTAATTGGAATAGCAAATAACATTGCTCCAGTTGGAACTTCTGACTTCTATGATAACACAGCAGTTAGTTATGTTTGTACAGTAAAACTATATGTAAAAGCAGCGTAAGATATGGCTAGGACGTTATTAATAGATATGGATTATATCAAGGATAATAGTATTCTTGATGATAACGTGGATGAACGTCTAATGGTTGATGCTTTGTGGACTGCTCAGAGAGAGTATATAAAGCCGATTCTAGGAACTGACTTATATGATGATATACTAACTAAAGCAGCAGCAGGTTCTTTAGCCTCTAACGACCTTATTTTAGTTAATACATATATAGCACCTTGTCTATTAAAATACCTAGTATTTGAAATGACTCCTATCTTAGCTTATAAATATAGAAACAAAGGAGTAGTACAGCAGACTTCAGAGAATAGCCAAAGCACTTCTTTTGAGGATCTAAACCATTTACTTAATAGATGGAAAGATAAAGCAGAGATGTTTGCTGATGATACGATGAGGTACTTAAAAGCTAATACAGACCTATTCCCTTTATACCTTTCTAATAATGATGCTGATGATATACAACCTAGTAATAGCGTTTATACAGGAGGCTTATACTTAGGTGGTGGTAAAAGCAGAGGATTTAATTATAATCAAGATTGTTGTGAGTAAAAACAAAGTAAAAAAGTTTAGTAGAATAGATAAGAAGCTAATTAAGTTTATAAATGAAAATAACCTACAATCAAATAATAGAAGAGTTCCAAACGTTCGCAACAGACCACACGCAAATAAGTGAGTTTGCTAATGGGGATTTATGGGAGGTTGTACAGCACAATAAACTAACAGACTTTAAATATCCTTTGATGTTTGTTACTGACGGTGCAGCTAACTTAGGAGAAGGTTTTATTACTAACTCTTTCTCTATTTTAGTTATGGATAAAGCTGTAGAGGAATTTGAAAACGAAGTAAAGTCTGATACTCTATTAACTCTTTTAGATTGTCTAGCTTACTTTGATAAACTTTATACAGATAATTGGAAGTATGTATCTATTGAAAAGTCAGGAAGTGCAGAGAGTTTTACAGAAAGATTTGATGATACAGTTACAGGATGGACTATTAACATAAACTTAAAACAGCCTCTTCAGTATGATGAGTGCCAAATACCAAATTAATAAATAAAAAAAATGACAGCAGCAGAAAAATTAATAGCAAGAAAAGGCGGTTACGTAGTTAACGATACTACAGAATACGTTAAAAACTGTGTAGGATATTACTGTGCAGAAGATACGGTTATAGCTAGAATAGAAGTAGATGGTGTAACAGCTACAGACGAAAAAGCAAACTACATCTCTACAGCAGCTACAGCAGTTAAAGGTGGTGTATTACTTACTCCTTTAGATTCTGAAGAGCATACAGTGTTCTCAGCAATTACTTTAACTAGTGGATCAGTAGTAGCAATACACGCATAGTATGTACGGATACGGATATAGATATAGTACTAAACCTAACTCAGGTAGTTTGGGCGGTGTGTCTGCACCTACACCTAGTCTATTGATGGATGCAAGTACTTCTACAACTCTACAAAGTAGACTAGGAACAGGGTTTAATGGGGTAGATAGTTCTTTAAATATAGACGCTGTACTAAATGACTTGAACACTTCTACAGGTATTTGGTGTGGTTGGTATTTACCAGTAGACGGAACACCTACAAGCCCTGAAACTATTGCGTCATTTGGAGATACTAACGCAAATACTCACATTTCTTTACAAATAGATACAGCAGGAAAATGTAGAGTTATTGGTTTTGATGCAGGAGTTCAAAAATTATGGATTGAAACAAATGCAGCAGCTTTTACTACGGGTGTTTATACTCATATTCTTGCAAAGCAAGATGGAACGAATGTTACTTTATACATAGATGGTTCAGCAGTTGCACAAACAGATACAAGCAATGACGCCACGTATTGGATTGGAGATATAGCTTTATTAGATAATGGTAGATTAGGCTCTTTAAATCAAAACTCAAGCGGTGGACAAGCATTTGCAGAAGGCTCTTTTGACGAATGGAGTTTTTATGATAATGACACAGCTATAACAGCAACAGACTCTTATAATAGTGGAAGTGGTTTAAATTACTACGATTTGTCAACAGCACAAAAAGTAGGATTAAAAGCATACTATCCATTAAACAGCTTGACTGATTTAAGTGGAAACTCTAACACAGCAGTAAACGTAGGTACACCAGTACAAAAACTAGGTAAAGTCCTTAACCCTATTGCAGATGCAGAAAAGGTTGATAGATGGATTAGTAATGAATCTAACGCTTATGTATTTGATCAACCAACATACACTAAACAGCCTGTTTATCATGCGTCAGGATTTGGAACTAATTCTAAGCCTTATATAGAGTTTGACGGCTCTACAATATTACAGCATTTAACAGCACTATTTACAAGTGACGAGCAAGGAACTTTATTTATAGTCGCTAAGTCTACAAATATAACAGCTAATCAAAATACTTTATCTAGTGCAGATAGTGCAGTAAACACAGAATATATAAATCATAAGTTGAGACTAGTAACAGGTTCGGTTTATTGGTCTAACAACTATTATACAACTATGTCGGTATACGGAAATACTAACGTAGGTGGCAGTGAAATGATAGGTGTAAGTTCTAGTAATGGAAGTGCAGTAGCTTTAAGAGCAAACGGAGTAGCACAAACCCTTTCAGATTGGGCAGGTTCTAATGGAGGTCAATGGTGGGCTGATATTGTAGGAGCAGATAACATGGCTATAGGTGGAACTTTAAAAAGTGTAATTGTTTATTCTGAAATAGATATAGCAGAAATTAGATACTTTAACACAGACCTAACAACAGCAGAGAAAGAAGCAATAGAGTTAGAACTTAATACTAAATACGGAGTTTATTAATATTTGAATTATGAATGGAATGGACTTAGTATTTAATACCAAAGATTTAATTTATATTATCTCAATGGTTGTAGGTGGACTTACTGCATGGTTTAAGTTAAAAATGGATAAGCAAAAGATGGAAACTGAATTAGAAGCACAGAAGACTCAAATAGTGAAAGCTGAGTGTTTATATAAAGAAGAAGTTTTAAGTGCTAAGAATGGACGTAAGGCAGCTAAAAGAGAAACAATGGAACACATAGATAAGATAGAGCAAACACTACACCAAAGAATTGATAGAGTTAGAGATGACAATATTAAGTCTTATGAAAAGCTAGAGAATAAAATTGAAGGCTTAGAGAAGAAATACGATGCTACTACAGCAACTATTATACAACTATGTCGGTATACGGAAATACTAACGTAGGTGGCAGTGAAATGATAGGTGTAAGTTCTAGTAATGGAAGTGCAGTAGCTTTAAGAGCAAACGGAGTAGCACAAACCCTTTCAGATTGGG